TTCCACGGTTCAGTCCTCTCCTCATACTTCAACCCGAGCAGGGTCAAGCCTTCTTTGTAGGTGTCCTCCCACTCCTTGCGCGATGAAAGGTCGTTTGAGATATCTTCCTGCAAATCGGATGCCAGCGTCTCCAGCACGTCACCCGGCAACTCATCCACGAGGTTAGCGTTGAAGTCTTCTTCGTCTTCGCCTTTTTCGATGTCGATCTCGAAGCCGGGGCCTTCAATGTGGACCGCCTCTGGGTCTACGATCTCAATCTCAATGCCTTCTGCATCGTCTTCTGGTAAACCTACAGGTGCTTGATAAAGGGCTTTATCAAAATTCGTCGCCATGCTGGCTCCTTAAAAATCAATAGTAAGCAAACTGTTTACGCCGAAACAGCGCAGGCTCATCTTCTGCATCGCTCGGCAAACTAATGAACCCACCCTGCCGATAGCGCAGGAGTGCTTGTGTGGTGGTATCGACGTAGTCATCGTGGTCGCCGACAGGAAACGCTGCAATTTCTTCAATGACTTCTCTTGCCCAGCGTGTATCCGGTGCCCACACCTTGCCGGAGGCAAACAAATCAGAGACTGCGTTCATACGCGCAATCTTGTCGTTGCCACGTGAGGGGGTGAACTCTTGTACCGGAATACCCATGCGCCGCAATTCTTGAATTAACGGCGAGCCTGCTGCTTTCTTTTCCACGATGAACGCATCGGGGTCCCACTCTTTCCAGTGCTTGTGCGCAGCCTCCTTCAGTTCAGGGAACATCATCCTGTCTTTAAAGGCATCGAGCAGTATTAAGTGTGGGCTGTTGCCATCCTCTTCGTTGTACCACACGCCCCACGTTGTGCAGGCGCTGTAGTCAGAGGTGGTTTTTGTTTCGTGCGCAGTATCCCAGCTTTGTATGATGAACTCGCACTGCGGAGGTTTTTCGTGCGGCCAAATCTGCCATGCAGATCGCGGGATAAAAGCGGCCCCGTCAGCCGTCGGCTGCTGCATATATTGCGCATTCCAGAAGCGCGGGTCAAGCGCCGCCTTCTTTGCCTCTAGCTGCTCCACCGGCCACTGTTCAGGCCACAGACTCTTGCCGCTTGGGAGAATGGCTGGCAACTCCACTATCTCCCACTGATCCGCGTCGGGGTTCTTGATGGAGAAGTCAATTAGCCTACCCGTCAAGTCAATCAGGCTCCAGCGTGTCATGATGACAATAATTGCCCCTCCGGGCATCAGACGCTGTAATGGGCCTGTCTGGAACCAACTCCATGCGGAGTCAAATGCCAGACGGCTGTTGGCCTTCATGTCTTGTTCTGAGTGCGGGTCATCGATGACAAAAAGGTCTGCACCACGACCGGCCAGTGCTCCACCAACACCTGCTGCGTAATACTGTCCTCCCGCAGAGGTAGACCATTTTCCCGCCGCTTTCTGGTCGTCGGCGACTTGAGTATTGGGAAAAATTGATTGGTATTCTTCACTTTCAATTAGGTTTCTTACTCTTCGACCGAAATCTTCTGACAGGCCAGCGGTGTGCGTGCCCATGATGATTTTCTTTTCGGGGTACTTGCCCAAGAAAAACGCCGGGAACAAGAAGGAGGAGAACTCCGACTTACCCATACGCGGTGCAATGTTGATAATTACGCGCTTTTTCTTGCCTTCAATCACGTCCGTGAATATTTTTGCCAGCTTTCTGTGGTGTGGCCCAATCTTGAACCCCGGATAGACCTCCGTTGCAAACCCCAGCACGTTGGTCTGCGCTGCTTTCTTGGCGGCACGGGCGGCTCGCTCTTCAAGGTCCGCCAATAGCTCCGCCTTCTCCTGCGGAGAGAGCGTCGGCAACACGCGCTGAAGCGCGGTTATCTCATGCGGGGTCAGATTCATCGCTGTTTTCGCGTACTTCGTCTGTTTCGCCCGCCTCATCCAACTCCGTCACGTCCGTGACATCCGTCACATCCACAATTCTTGCCATTTTTGCCAGCTTGTCCTTGATGCGCTGCTCCAACTCAGTGTCGCTGAGTTCGGTTTTCTTCACTTCCACCCGTTCTGTAAAGAGCGCGACCTCCGTTACCTTACCCAAAAGCTCCAGTGCCTTGAGCCGGATCTTGGCGTCGGGGTGTTTCGTCTCCTCAAGTAGCTGTGATACAGCGTAGCCCCGGAGTTCTTGCGCCTGTTCAACAAACTTCCAGTCGTATGCTGTCAACATACCCACCAGATGCCGCACGGCGGCGGGTGATGTCAGTTTAGTAAGGGCAGCTTTCTTCTCTTCGTCGCTGGCGGGGGTCGCAAGTGCAGTAAATGCACGGTTGGCCTCGGCGTTTTGCGCTTTTTCTAATGGGTCTGGTGCTGCGCCCAGTTCGGTTAACCAATCAGAGGTACTAATTTGACTTTCAAATAGCTGTTGAGGTGTTGTCTTTTCGAGCATGCGCAGTTTTTCGGGGGTGGGGATCACCTCCGGCTCAAAAACAACACTCCCATCCACCAAATGCTCCAGCATTACGCGCTCCTTGTCGTAGCGTTAACGCGAGTATATACTGCACTTTGACACTTCTGTGTCGATTCTGTAGTACTTCTCCTAGCTTTGCTTGCGCCCGCCCCTCTCCCGGCGGGCTTTTTTTTCGCGGGTGCGTGTCAAGTGTTTGACAATAGCTGTTAATTTTTTTGTAATAGGGGTGGGGGGTGTCGTTTTGGGATTGAGTTGACAGATTGCTAATAAAAGTTGTGGTGCGTGTGAGGAATAGTGTTATATGGTCGAGCTACGACGCTGCCAAATCTTGGGGGGATGGGGTACGGTGGGGTCGCCGAGTGGGGGTGTCAAGGGTATTTGGTAGCCTATTGTGGTATAATATAGCTGTGTTGCAGTCGAGCAACGCACTCAGAGACACGTGTCCCTGAGTTCAACGCAGTAACCACACAAGGAGAAACAACCATGACTATCAACTACACCACACCAGCACAAGTGTTCGACGCCGTCGAGAGTGCAAGCGTCAATTTCGCCGAGGCAATGATGCAGCTTGGCATTGGTTCACGCGCCGAGGCGAAGCCTCACGCATTGCAATGGGCAAGCAAGAAGTACGGTGTGCGGATTCGCACCGGCCAACGCGGTGACGGGTTTGATGTTGACACCAAGCAAGGCATGGCAGCACACAAGGCCGTGATGCGCGTACTCAATGTCATCTACCCATCAAGCGACTTGCCTAGCGGCAAGACCAAAGCAAAGCAACCTGATCCAGTCACGCAGTTGCTCAAGAAGTTCAATGACCTCACCGCTGCGCAGAAGAAGCGTTTTCTTGCAGGCGTTTAATTCTCAAAGACACGTTGTCTCTGAGTTGTTTCACGGAAGGCGTGAGGAAGCGAGGCCTCGCGCCGATTCTCTTTTCTGTCAAATAGGAGCAAACATCATGGCTTTCACCATCTGGTATCGAGACAAATCTGGCGTCGTCTGCTCACTTGATTGCGACACACTCCTCTACGCCCAATCCGCGTGGGATGTCTTATCAACCAAAAACTACATGCTCTCAACCCGCCCATGAAAGGAAACACCATGAACTACCAAACCCGAATTGCCGCTGAAATCGCGGCCATCAAAATGGCAATCGAGCAGATTGACGGCTTGCAACTACACCTAACCAAAGTCATGGAAGACCCAAGCCTGACGGACGCAGACCGCGCGCAAGCGTCTGAATTAATCAAAGCAGGCCGCGCAAAAATCTTTGCCAACTACGCCATCGCCAAGGCCAAGGCACGCAGCCTCTAACAACCTGAAAGGACGCACGATGAACCACTCCACCACAACTCAAAGACACGCAGTCCCTGAGTACCCCAACACCATCACCTACCAGCGTCGCAACTGGGAAGTCCTCGGCATCTACTACGATGCGGCGTATCACCCGAAAGAAGTGCAGCTACGCTCACTTGATCATCGACGCGAACTACGCATCATTTCAATCGATGACTTTGAACTCTCCACAACACGTTTGTGAGAGATACTTTCCTTGAAGCAACGAGTCAGGCATGTCCGGAATTTTAAACGTCCCTGCCACCATAAATGACGCGGCATACCAGCGTCAGAACCCGCATACATACAATACATTTAAAGATATAGATATAGAATAGTCTACTAAACTAAACAAAAGTAGAAGGCTATAGGGTTCCGACTCGTTGGTTGTATCTTGCAACCAAGCAACAAAACTTTTTTCTCAACCTTGTTACCTTGCCGGTAGCTTCCCTGCAATTTGTTGTACCTGCTAGACGCAAATCAGGATTCGCTTGCACCCATGCGGGTTTTGCTACGTCACTGCTGGTGGCAACCTCATTTAAAATCGTGGCAGGTTCTGGTATTCTCTGCCACACACTATCAATTTTAAATGGAGATTACGTTATGAATAGATCGTACCTCGCACTCACTCCTGAAATGCTACGCCGAAGGCTAGTGAAACGCGGCCTCTCGCACACCGATGTACTCGAAGTATTGAAGCGTGCAGCCGAACGCAAGAAGGGTTTGCGAAGGCAGCGTGTGCATCGGCTCACCGTCATCGAACCGTGGGAAGCAATCATCGAACCGCTCAAGCGTGAGATCGGCACAGTCTGCGCAGGCATGGAATACAAACGCAAGCGAGGGCATCTTGCCGAGCAGGAATTCTTAGCGAACTACCTGCACCTCATGCGCAAACTACTTGAGCGGTTTCGCCGGTATCAAAAGGCCGAGCACCTCACACCCAAACTTGCTGCTGAGAAAAAGCTAGGCGAGGGTGAACCGTTCACGCATTGGACGCATTGGGTTCCCGATGAAATCAAACGTGCCTTCCGCGCCGAGCATGGGCAGATTCTTCACGGCAAGCGTGGCAAACGCAAAGAGTTGTTCCCATTCAATTACATCTGCGAAACAGAATCAAATCGCCGAGTCCGCTTGGGTCTGGCTTTACGCAAACAAGTTGCAGAGAACGAACGCATGCAGAAGTTGATGCCAGA